AGCGATGGTACAAGAATACTGGTAACATACGCCTCCGCTGCAAATATATCAAAGAACCGCTATGGAATTAGCGAGGACTTATTGGTTGTAAACGGAACTAACCCACTTTTAAATTTAATCCCAAGCATCGGAGCATAAACAATGGCAAACTTTTGGACAACAAGCGATAACCAAGAAATCACTACTAATGGTGAATTCACTTCTGGTGGCATGATTGAAAACATACCAGACAATACAACTTGCCTTGCAATGATTGACGAAGCAGGATTGGCTGAGTATCAAGGTGATGAATACATAAGTTTACGATGGGTAATAGCAGAACCTGCTATATACAAAGGACGCAAGATATTTCAAAAGGTGCGTGTATTTGATGTAGATAGCAAGAAAGCCGATAAAGCTAAAAAGATGCTTGCTGCTATTGATGCAAACTGTGGTGGAAAATTAGCGCAATCTGATGAAGCACCAAATGATACGGCAATGGCAAAAGCATTATTAAATAAACCAATGTTAATAAAAGTAATGGTGTGGGATTTAGAAGGTAGAACTGGTAATTGGGTTGCTTCTGTAGCTCCACGCAAAGGTGCCACACCAGTTAAAGAAGAAAAATCAGCAGAACCAAGTGTTGTTGATATTGATTCAATCCCCTGGTGATCTAACCAAAGCACAAGGATGTGCATTTTTAACTATAACTATAAGAGATAAAAACAATGGAACAACAACGTACATATGAATGGTTTAAACAAAGAGCTGGTCGTGTAACTGGTAGTAATGTTGGTGCAATCTTAGGATTATCACCCTTCATGAAACGTGAAGATGTCATGCGTAACATGGTGCGTCAATATCATGGCTACCCAAGTGAGTTTACAGGTAATCCAGCGACAAATTATGGAACGTATAACGAACCCAATGCTTTAGCTGATTATGAATTGAAGTTTAATACAAAAGTAGAACTTACTGGTTTTCATACTTATGAAGATTGGCTTGGAGCATCACCAGATGGATTAATAGGTGATGATGGTCTGATTGAAATTAAATGTCCATATGGTTTGCGTGATAAAAATCCACCAGAGTTTAAGTCTATAGATTACCAAACGCATTACTGGATGCAGATACAGATTCAACTGCTTGTTACTGGGTGCCAATGGTGTCATTTTTATCAATGGTCGGCACACGGCTACATGCTTGAAACAGTACAATTTAATCAATTAGCTATTGAAGAATATTTACCAAAGTTAAAAGACTTCTACAATGAATTTCTTGTAGAGCGTGAACTACCACAAGCACAAAAGTATCTTGATGATAAACGCCAACAAGTAAGGTGTGAAGGACAAGTTGATCGCTATTTAATGATAGCAGAGCAGATAAAAGAACTTGAAGCAGAAAAAAAACGATTGCTAGATGAAATAGTTAAACTTGCTGATGGCAAGGATAGTGAGATCAATGGTCATAAGCTAACTAAAGTTACCAAAGCTGGTTCTATATCCTACGCTAAAGTAGTTAAAGAACTTCTACCTGATGTTGATCTTACTGAATATACCGGTGATCCTGTTAGTTATTGGAGGTTGTCGTGAGAACTTATAACAGAGATAAAAATGTTTGGGATGCAGGCGTAGAAAGATTGGATTTTATATTTAATAATTTTGAAAGAATATATCTTTCATTTTCAGGAGGTAAAGATTCTGGCGTAATGCTTAATTTTGTTTTGAAATATATGAGGGAAAAAGGAATAACAAAAAAAATAGGTATTCAAATTTTAGACAATGAAGCAAATTATGAATTGTCTGTAGAGTTCATGCACAGAATACTTGATTCAAATAGAGATTTGCTTGAAATTTATTGGTGCTGTTTGCCTATAACACTTCCTTGCACAATAAGTTCATATGCAGTTGAATGGCAATGCTGGGGAAATAGAGATAAAGAAAGATGGATAAGACCTATGCCAAAACAAGATTATATTGTTAATTTTGATAATCATAATTTTCCATTTTTTGAAGAAGATATGCCATATGATAAATTTTGGGATGGATTTTCAGAATGGTATTCTCAAGGAAAAACATGTGCAAATTTAATTGGAATTAGAACCGTTGAAAGTTTAAACAGATTCAGAGCAATTATGAATCAACAAAAAGAAACTTTAGGCGGTCAAATGTGGACAAAAAAAAATACAGAGCATTCTTATAATTGTTACCCTATTTATGATTGGAGAACAGAAGATATTTGGACTGCTAATTGCATATACGATTGGGATTACAACAAACTTTACGATATTTTTTATAAAGCAGGAGTTCCTGTTCATAGAATGAGAGTTGCATCTCCATTTATGTCTGAATCTAAATCTAGTTTAGGTTTATATAGAGTTATTGATCCTCATACATGGGCTAAATTATGTGCTCGTGTTCAAGGAGCTAATTTTATAGCAACGTATGGAAAACAACTTAATTACAATACTTTTAAATTACCTAAAGGACACACATGGAAATCGTTTGTTAAATTTTTGTTGGCTACTTTACCGGAGGAAGTTTCTATAAATTTTAAGATGCGGTTTGTTCAATCAATTAAATATTGGGGAAGAGTTGGGCAAACCGTATCAGATAGTACATTAGAGCAATTAAGGACAAGCAACAGAATAAAGATAAAAGAAAATGGATTAACACCTCATGGAAGAAAAGATAAAATTAGAGTAATAATTAAAAAATATCCAGATCATACTGATGATATAAAAAATAATAATAGTGAAGTTGCATCGTGGAAAAGATTTGCAATTACTATTTTAAAAAATGACCATACTTGCAAATACATGGGATTTGCTCCAACAAAAGAGCAAGCATTACGACAACGTGAAATTATGGAAAAATATAAAAAATTATGAAAATAATTAAATTGCATGAATTAAAAGGAACAGAAAAAGAAGTTAAATGCCCAAAAGGAGGTTTTTTAAGCAGAAGGTTTTTGCTTGAAAAAGACAATATGGGTTTTTCTGTGACAAACACAATAATACCACCAAATGGAGAACAACATTGGCATTATAAAAATCATCTTGAAGCTTGTTATTGTATAAAAGGGCATGGATGTATTACAAATAAAAATACAGGAGAAAAACATAGAATATTGCCTGGCACGATGTACGTTCTTGACAAAAATGATCCGCATTCATTTATAGCTTTTTCTACAGTAGAGCTGCTATGCGTATTTAATCCACCATTAACAGGACTAGAAGTCCACAACAAGGATAATTCATATGACATTTAAATCTCCAGTTTATAACGTACTTTGTGTTCCATTTAGCCAAGTAACTGCAAATGATTACAATCCTAATGCAGTTGCTCCACCTGAAATGGCTTTATTAGAAACATCAATATGGGAAGATGGATATACGCAACCAATTGTTACTTATTACGATGATACAAAAGACATTTACATTGTAGTAGATGGGTTTCACCGTTATTTAACAATGAAAAATAGTGATCGCATAAGAGAGCGTGAAAACAACATGCTACCAATTGTTGTAATTAAAAAAGAACTCGGCGACAGAATGGCATCTACTATCAGGCATAACAGAGCTAGAGGATCTCATAATATTGAATTAATGAGTACTATAGTTTCTGAGCTTGTTGAAATGGGAAAAGGAGATGTTTGGATATGCAAACATATTGGAATGAGTCCTGATGAATTGTTAAGATTAAAGCAAATAACTGGCGTTGCTGCGTTATTTCAAAATCGTAGTTTTTCTGATAGTTGGGAAGCAGATGAAGAAGAATGGGCTTAGGATTTATCATCCTTGGTGGCTATGGGAATGCTATAAAGCAGGATTTTATAGCGCTATCCCACCTAATGGAAAAACAAAAGAACAATGCAAAGAAGAATATGCAATTTTTTTATCAGATATTGAGCTGTTTAATTATTCAATGGATGAAGTAATAAAAACATGGAAATATTCTTCAGAACATTTTTTATCTAATCCAAGCATAAATAGAATAGCTTGGCTTGGGCAGTCATCAATGTGTTTGGCAACTGGAATACCAAGCACATTTAGAAGTGGATTTTTTTTATTAGATGATGATAAAAAAATAAAAGCAAATAATGCAGCAAGGATAAAATTAAATGATTGGCAAAATAGAAGATTATATTAATAAATGGAAAGAACAAGGATATCCAATTGATATTCCTGATGAAGTGCCAAATGAGTTAATGAAAAATAATTTAGCTCCATCATATAAGGCTATAGCAATAGCTATTTTAAAAAATGATCATGGGTTATTGACGCTTGGCAATACGGCAAAACCATCAAAATGGTATTCTTTTTTTAAAAAAATTGAATTAAATAGTTAATGTTTATGAAACTCCGCCCCTACCAACAACAAGCGCATGATGCAGCTATAAACTGGATAAAAAAATGTACTGACCCATGTGTATTAGAATTGCCAACAGGGAGTGGCAAATCTTTAATTGTTGCAGCAATAGCCAATACATTGCACCAAGTTAGTGGTGGCAAGCATATATTATGTCTTGTACCCTCAAAAGAGCTGTTAGAACAAAATGCGGAAAAATATAGGGATACTGGTAATCAATGCAGTTTGTTCAGTGCAAGTGTTGGTGAAACATGTTTAAAACATCCAGTAGTGTTCGGCACGCCTGTTAGTGTTAAAAATAAGATTCATCGTTTTGGAGCTAAATTTTGTGCTGTTGTACTGGATGAAGCGCATAGAATAACACCAACGGTAAAAAGTATCATTGAATCTTTAGTTGCCTGTAATCCTAATCTGCGTGTAATAGGTCTTTCAGCTACTCCATACAGGCTTGGAGATGGTTATATATACAGAATGGATGAACATGGTAATGCACATGGAGATGATAAAACTAAGAACCCTTATTTTAATGCAAAAGTATTTACCGTTTACGCTAGAGATTTAATACAGCAAGGATACTTAACAACGCCTGTTGTTGGTGCGATTAATTCAGGTCATTATGAAACGCTGGATATGCAACTTAATAGCATGGGTAAGTTTGCAAAGGCAGACGTTGATAGAGCTTATCATGGTCAAGGAAGGCTCACCAGTGCGATTGTAGGCGATATTGTATCGCAAGCAGTAGATAGGCAAGGTGTAATGATTTTTTCTGCGACAGTGCAACATGCTCACGAGGTTATGCAGTCTTTACCACCAAGTTTATCTTGCATAGTGACAGGAGAAACACCAAAGAAGGAACGAGAAGAAATACTGCGAAAATTCAAATCTAAGCAATTAAAATATTTAGTCAATGTGTCAGTCTTAACCACTGGTTTTGATGCTCCACACGTTGATTTAATAGCTATTTTAAGAGCTACAGAGTCAGTTAGTTTGCTTCAACAAATAATTGGCAGAGGATTGCGTATTGATAACAATAAACATGATTGTTTAATATTAGATTATGCTGAAAATATAAGCAGACATTGTCCTGATGGTGACTTATTTAATCCAGAGATAGAAGCATCAGGTGATTACGGAGCTGGTGAACCAATAAAAGCTAGATGTCCACAGTGCAATGCTAACAATGAGTTTGCTCCTGTTCCTAATGAAGCAAGTCATAAAATTGATGATTTTGGTTATTTTACTGATCTTGAAGGAATACGACTAGAAACAGAATATGGAGAGATGCCAGCGCATTATGGAAGAAGATGTTTTGGTGAGGTATTTAATAAAACTATTAAAAAGTTGGTTAGATGTTCTTATCGCTGGACGTTTAAACCGTGTCCACATTGTGAAGAAGAAAATGATATTGCTGCACGTTATTGTTGCAGCTGTAAAGGAGAGCTAATTGACCCAAACAGCAAGTTAATAGCTGACTTCCAAATGAAAAAGAAAGACCCAACACAAATACAGACTGACAAGGTTGTTGCAATGAGAGCAATACCAACATTGAGCAAGGCAGGGAACGAGTGTATACGAGTTGATTTTATAACCGAGTATAGATCATTCCCAGTATGGTTTACCATGAAAATGCAGAGCAGTTATGATGCGTTTATGAAGTTTACCGACAATGGCTTTACAACACCAAGCACTATCACTTATCGAAAGAAAGGTGATTTTTTTAGGATTTATGGATATAACGAGGTTGCCGATGAAGTTCCACAATGATATACCGGTGTTTGGGAATAAAGAGTTTAGAGGTGAATGTCCTTCTGAAGCTGCTGAAGCAGTAACATTCTTTGCAAAGTTAAGGAGGGAGTATCCTGACAGTTACGGAAAGATTGCAACACATATCAGGAATGAAGGCTTAAGAACCTTTTACCAGGCAACTAAACAAAAGAGTGAAGGAATGGTTAAAGGCGCACCCGATATTATTATTCCTGCAAGCGTTGCGTTTGTCTGTGAATTAAAACGCCAAGATCATACACGCTCAAAATGGCAGGATGGACAGCAAGAATATCTCTTGGAAGCCAAGAAACATGGAGCTTTTGTCTGTATTGGTTTGGGTTATGTTGGAGCATATGAAGCATTTATTTATTGGAAAGATAAAAAATATTTGCAAATTGATA